TTCACCAGCACCGCGCCATTTATAAAGCTGTTGCATCCTATCACCAACTACAATACGTTGTAAGTGAGTATTATTATTAAAGATAGCAATAGTAACTGGGTTACTGTCCTGAGCTTCGTCTAAACAAAGTACGTCTATTTTAACAAAAGAACTTTGCTTTTTATCCCATAAATCATTTATTGTTAACTGCCGTAATTGGTACAACTTAAGATAAACATCATGGGTTATTCCAAACTTGCTGATTGGGTCTATTAGTTTACGCCAATATGCTTGTGTCATAGCGGCTAATATATCTAGCCGCTCACTTGTCAGTGTAGGAGTTTGTTTACCAATACCATTTTCTATTATCACTTGTCCAGTTAGTAGTTTTTCATACTCGTTTCTGGCAAATACAAATACATTTGTCTCATCTGAGCGGCAAAACATAGCTATACCATCTAAGATTGCCCTAACCAAAGTATACCCTAACTTTTTCCCATCTTCAACATCTTTAGCACCTTCAAGTAATCCTGCATTTTCGATGTCGTAAAAACTTATATCTTTGTAGTTAAGATAGCCTTGCAGTTTACTTCGCATAGCAGTATCTACTACTTCTTTATAAGCTATACTGTGTACAGTCGAATAGATTATATTATTTGGCTTATCTGGATGCTTATTACTTTCATCAGCATTAGCTGAGTTAAAGCATAATACTAAGAAATTCTTATTAGGATTTTGATGTGCAAAATAGCGTAGGCTAGTACTTTTAGCTGCACCTGCGCCAGCTTGAATTAGTACATTTTGTCCCGACTCTACAAGTTTGTTGTTATCAATTTGTTCTTGTGTTGGGTTAAACATGGGTTACTCCGGTTTTATTAAATTAAATCGTATAGTGAGGATATATTAGTTGGTTGTCTTATAATACTTTTTCTTTCTTCATTCTCCATTATTTCTACTTCCAGCATATCTACACAGACAAACTTATGTAGTTTCTTTATTTGTTCTTTTGTTGGGGTAAAAGAATAGTTGTCATCCTGTTCTTCGATATACATTACTACTTTAGTTATTTCATAATCTTCTACTATTGCTTCTACTGGTTCTGGCGGCTCATAATAAGAACCAGGAAAGTACTTTGTTAAGTAGTAGTCGCACTCTACTTCAATACCTACTACTGTATGTGGTATTGCTAACCGCTTTGTTGCTTCTAGGTAATCTTCTTCTAAAAGCATTTGTTCGCATAGATATTTCATAAGTATCCTATAATTCAATGTAGCTGTTTTCTAAGTTGTTTAGTATGACTTTCTTAATGTCAGTTGCTCTTGTTTCTCTTTTTAATGTATCTTGTACTTGCCCAATAAACTCATCCCTGAAATAGATTTGTTCGTTTAGATATTCTATACGTTCATTAGCTTGTTCTAACTCACTTTTATTAGCGTCTATCTCATCAAACTTGCTATAAATAGCAGATTGAATCTGCTCGGGGATTAAATCCCCGTGGTATTTTATAATTTCTTCTAGCGTATAATTACTTGGTATCATTTTATTATTCCTCATCTTCAGTTTCAAATTGTTCTTGCAGTTCTTTTAACTGGGCTTTTACATAGTAGCCCTTAACTATATTCTCATCACCATCAAAATAGATTACATCTGAATCATTTTTGTGGAAGTACCTGCAGTCGTTGTACTCTTCTGCAAGAGCTTTACAGTTACTTGCAGGATGCCACTCCTGCTCATAAGTTTCTACTACATCTTCCCAATCGTAGTAGCCGTCATTATAAGTGTCGCACAAATTGTTTTGTGCATAACTAGGACTAACGTATTCGTTAGTAGAGTTATTGTACTCGCAATCTGAACGTAGAATAAAACTACGTTCATCCTCAAAGTAGATGTAATCATCTAGGCAACATTCACAAACCGATCTACCGTAGTGTTCTACATAAAATACTCTATCTTCTTCATGTACTTCGTCACAATCTTCACATACAATACCTATATTAGCATACCCGTTAGTATTGCCAGCACAATATTGTCCATACCTAGTAACTTCAATATAATCGCCTACTACATTAAAATTATCTACACCATCTAGATATGGCATTACTACTCGATTATAATCATACTCTAACTCTAAGTAAATCCCTTCAAGATTACCTTTAGTAAAACCGGCTTTAGCTAGTAATGCTAAAGCAACGTGTGATTTTATTTTGTTATGGTCGAGGTACAACCTAACGTATTCGTTAGTATCCCAACGAATTAGAGTACGTCCACAAAGTTCATTGTCTTTGTGAAGTAGTAGAAGTGCTAGTCTATCATCGTAATTGTAGACTCTAACTGAATCATTGTCAGTCATGCAGGACTTACTAGTAGAGTCAATTGCGTAAAGCGGGTGTTCGTATACTTCAACGTATTCGCGGGAATAAGAAGTAGTATATTCACTGGTGTCTGAATTAGTAATCTTGTAGACTTCACAAGATTCTTTAACTACATGGGGTTCTAGTGATGCACTATTTAGGAATTTACCTAACTTTTGCTTGCGTGTATGTTTACCGGCAGTAACTAGAATATATGGAGGATAGTCTGGTGTAACTGTTACTACTGTACCTTCATGCGATATTCTAGCTATTGCAAAGTTAATTGTATCTTGTAGTTCTTCGCTAAAGATTGTCATAATCCCTACCTAAAGTATTTTATTTTGAAAACTACTCTAACTAGCTACCTAGTCTGAGTAAAGCCATTGCCCAAACTGGGCGGTTTTATTCTTAGGCGCGATTATAACACAATGCCGCGCCATTGTGCGAATTTTTAACTATTGCCGTTTACTTTTTCGCCTATATAATAAGAGTGAAAACGGCAAGGCGCAAAAATACGCTTGCAATGGCATTAAAACGCTGGTAATGTGCTGCTCAATCCCGCCATAACAACAAAAAACGTCATGCAAACATTGAATAATTGTCAGCAAACAGCACTAACTAATTTAATTAGATGGTTTCACGGACAAAATCAAGTATCTATACTACAGGGTAAAGCTGGTACTGGTAAAACCTATCTAATAGACTCTTTCCTAACTCAATTAGGTAATAGAGTTACACCGCTACTACTAGCTGATACTAACGAAGCCTGTAAGGTATTGGCTAAAGCTACTGGAAATAAGTATGCTGTAAATACTGTTTGTAGTGCACTCAAACTTACACTTCAAGTAGCTCAAAGTCAGTTAGTATTAAAGCAAACTGGCACACCGACACTTGAAAAGTATACTCTCTTAATAGTAGATGAAGCAAGCCAATTAGACGACCAAAAAATAGACTTACTAATTGCCACTGGCATTTATATCTTATTCGTAGGGCATAAAAGCCAGCTACCACCAATTGACAATACACAAAGTGTTGCCGCTATTTGTGATAGCCCCGTATTTACTAGAGGTTTCCCAACATTCAACTTAGAATCACCTGTTAGAAATACTGGTGCAATTAGTACCTTCTGCGACAAAGCAGAACAACTTATTTATACTCGCGGCATATTAGCTGATGAGTTTAGACAAGATAGTAAGTTCATGCGGGAATACTTACTAGCTAATCCAGATAAAGTACTGCGCAATGAAATAGTAATGTTAGCGTTTACGAATAAGGAAGTAGATAGCTTAAATGAAATAGCTAGATATGCTATCTTTGGTAAAGACTATAACCAAGAACTTTTCCTAGAAAAAGATAGAATTATTTTTCGCTCACCAACTGCTATCTTTGGTTGCCCGTTGTATGGCGCACCTAACAAGCTAAATAATATCTTCAAGGTAGAAAACAAAACACTAACCACCAACACTAGAGGTACAGTTAAAAGAGTTAATTCCGTAGAGTTAATGGGTATTGGTTGTTATGAATTGTTTGTAGAATTAGATGATGTATTCGATGATATACTTAATGGATACGTCTATGTACCATTGGTAGCAGAAGAATACGGGAAACTAAGAGCAAAGTACCACAGAGCAGCATTGTGGGAACATAACCCAGTTAAGGCAGCTAAGAAGTGGGTAGAATACCATGAACTACAATTCTTACTGGGCGATACTAAACATAGCTATGCTCTTACAGTACATTGTAGTCAAGGGTCTACTATAGATACAGTATTTGTACATGATAATGACATAGATAAATGCCTTAATATGTCATTAAGAAAGAAACTAAGGTATGTGGCTTATAGCCGCGCTAAAACAAACTTATTCAGGATTAAGTAATGAAAATTTATAACAGCAAGTCAGAGTATTCTCCCGAAGAAGCATTTGAGCTAGAGCAAGCATTTGCTGCTTTAGAAGAAAAAGCAGCAGGTGGAGAACTAACTATAGAAGAAACCCGCATTAGAGTGGCATACGCCAGATATAAACGGGAAGATAACTTTAAGATTGCAGCAACTAAAGTTAAAGCAATTAAAGCCCCAAAAGAACCTAAACCACCAAAGGAGCCTAAAATACCAAAAGAACCTAAAGTAAGAAAAAGCAGAGCAAAACAAATAGATAACATAGCCTTAGCTGGACAATTACTGTACAGAAAGAATCAAGGCGAAGTATTAACAGAAGAAGAAAATCTTTTTCTACAAACTGCATTAGCAGAACCACCAGCACTATAGGGGGGATGATGGATATAAATGAAATTATGCTTTCTCCAGAAGATGACGCAACAAGAGAATACTTGTTGAATCTTTGGTTTAAGCAGCATGATATAGTAGCTATCCCGAAAGGCGATAAACAATATCAAATAACTAACGGTTGTATTAAGTACATTATGTTCTACCCAACAAAGTTAAAACTAATGTTCCAAGAACCAGATGGTACAAACTATAATATACAAAGTAAAACAGATGCAAGCGTAGTAGGGTTAATTAAAGGTCACATAGCGTATCGGAGAAATAAATGAATTTAAAATTACCTGTTCTGTTTCCAGAACAATTATCAACAACAAGGGATATTGAAGTATACACGGCTTGCCCTTACAAGTGGTATGTTAACCGTTGCCAGCGTATGTCAAAGTACACTTACAACAATGACTTAGAAGCAGGTAGTGAATTTGCTAAGGCAATGGAAACTACTAGAAATGCTTTCTATAAAGATAACTTGCCAGAAGAAGATGCAATTAACTTAGGTGTTAAAAGTATCTTAGAAAACTTTGGAGCTACTTACGCTAATGCTGAGTTCAAAGATGACTTAAAAACTCCAGAAAAATTAGCCGAAGTATTTAAAAAGATGTTTGCAGAAAATCCTATGGGAGCTACAAGTATTGTTCCGTTTAAAATGGAAGATGGTACTTTGTCTGTTGAACAGGATTTTGATACAGAACTACCTATTAAGCATCCAGATACAGGTAAACCACTTATCCTAAAATGTAAGCTGGATATGCTTGGCACAAAAGATAATGTAGTTTATGTTGTAGATGAAAAGACCTGTAAATCAGTTCTGCTTGATGATATTAAGCAAACAGACTTACTGCGTACACAAAACCAATTTGTACAGTATGTTACTGTAGGTAATATGAATAAGGATAAGTTCAACAACTTAGAAATAACTCACGTTAGAATTAATAGGGTTAAGATTAAGAAAACATATACTAGAAATGAAAATGCAGTAGTGCCGTATGACTTTGCAGTAGATGTATGGTTTCAAAGAACATGGTGGGATAACTTATTATTCATTGTGCAGGAAATGGTAGATAGATATAATACTGTTAAAATCCGCCAAGCCGCTATTCTTAATGATGAATTTGTACCTAATAAAGTAATCTTCCCAAGAGCGTACGGTAATGCCTGTACAACTTACTTTAAACCCTGCTCGTTTACTTACCATTGTACAAGTGGTAATGCTCAAGACCTTTCAGAGTACGGCTTTAGACAAGTAGTATGTGATTCACGCACAAACTACGAAGAAATACCTTTAGTACAGTATAAAGCAAAACTACTTGGAGCAGAATAATGACTTTTCAGTTTCATTTTCCTAAAGAAAGACTCGCAGCACTAATCTATGGGCAGCCAGGTATAGGTAAGTCTGTTTCGTTAGTAACCTTACTTAAAGTAAAAAATCTTAAAGTACGAATACTTGCAATGGAAGATAATGCACTTCCAGCTATCCGCGATGGACTCCGTATTCATGGTATTACTGAATTAGAAGAAGGACAACTAACTATTGCTGAAGTAAAGGGTGGCAGTATAACTACTTCCGACAAATTCATTAGCCAAACAGATGATAGCTCTTATCAAGCCGCTGTTACTAAACTAATGAACTATGTTGGCTTTGATGTAGCTACAGGGAAAGAAGTTAAACTAGGTAATGTTATGTCTTGGGATAATAATTGCGTTTTATGCTTAGACGGCTTGACAATGCTACAATATGCCTGTTATAATCGTGGAAAAGTGAAGGCAGATGCTAACGGCACAGGTAAAGACCCTAGAGCAGCCTTTTACGCTGGACAAGATAGCTTAATAGGTTACTGCTACCAGTTACTACAGAATAGTAAAGCTCACATAGTAATACTAGCTCACGAAACTCAATCCGATGAGGTTGCAGTTAGTAAACATAAGGCATTGCTCAAGATACATCCACAACTAGGTACGAGAAGTATCGTATCTTCTTTCCTAGGCAGATTTAACGTAGTTCTCTACGCGAAACAAAACAAACAAACTAGAAAGTATGTTTGGTCTGGTGAAGAGCCAGATACAATGACGGTAGTTCGCAACATAACTACTAAAGATATAACTTACGAAGGGAAAGCAGTTAATCTAAATAACTTACCTGCTGACTTTTCTTGGGAAGGTTACTCATGGTTTTAAGATATTTCTTCACAGTAATTAGTACGATAATTCTTTGTCTGCTAGTTCAATCATATACAGAATGGCTTACCGCAGATAGATGTTCTAAATACGGTTCAGCTTATCTATACACAGTAAGTAAAACTATTTACTGTACAGTACAAAAAGCACCTTAGTACAGCAAAAGCATCGGCTAGAACTGAGCAGTTTATACTAGCAGGGGAGTCGTAACCCCATTAACTTTTAACTAACTATACAAAACAAGGAAATAAAATGAACGTATCTTCTTTCTTAGACCAATTCGAATCACAAGGCGCTTCACTATCAAGACCAGTACTTAACGAAGGTAACTACAAAGCAAACATCGTAGAGTTTACTTCACGTTGGAATAAAATTGTTCCGACTAAAGGTCAACAAGCAGGACAAGAAATTGTACTAACAAACTGGGGTATGAAACTTGCCTTAGATAGTCAAACTGCTGCACAGATAATGAAACAAGATGGTGATGTATTTGTCTATGCAGACCAAGACACTGTTACTTTAGGGCGTGGTTCTATTAACGTAGGTGAAGTCGGTATTACTTTCGAAGGTAACATCGCGTTATGGAACCTAGTAGGAGGTATCTTCGCTCAAGTAGACTTAGCTCACCGTAATGTAGATGATTCAGGTGCAGTTAGCTACAGATTTGAACGTACTATCTTAGAAAGTATCTACCAAGGTACTGAAGAAGAAAAAGAAAGACTAGAAAGTAACTCAGAAGTTGAGTCAATTTCTATTCCAGCCCGTTTAGCTGAACTGCAAATTAAAAACATTTCTGAATTAGTATGTTCAGAAGCAGATACCAAAAAGGTATATGTTCACTTAGGTCGCCGTGGTAACTTCCGCGATAAATCTATTAAAGAACATTTTGTTAAACAAATTATCTTACCTGCTGTATTTGAAGCACAAGAATCTGATGTAGCTTCTATCATCGCTTAATAGGAATACCAGCACAAGGATGTGCTATTATAACTTGGAGCATTATGAAAAGAGATTTATCCCAACGTGATGTAATGGTAATTTCTGATTTTCCATTAGAGAACGAACAGAAACGCTATTCCCCTTACACTGAATCTTCTCAAATTACTTTTAAGGATGCTTTAAGCACAGCTTCTTTTAAAGAATGTCAAAACTTAGAGGAGAAGTTTCTACTTAATTCACTTACAGTCTGTTACACTTACTTATCCTACGTTCGATACGAACAGGGCGATTATGACTTTGCAACGTCTATTGTTAGTAAGAAAAGTATGTCGCCAGATAAAGAGTATGTACAAGTACCCTATCTAAAGGATGTATATGTTACACTGCAAGTTTATGGTCAACTTCAGGCTTGTATTGCTCAGATTAAAGCCGTTAAACCCAAGCTAATCGTACTAGCGGGTAAGTGGAGTTTTCTTTTCCTTGCTAGTTTTGTCGAAGAACCCACTACACAGCTTGCAACCATAGCTACAACTAAGAGTAAAGCCAATGATAAGAAATGGTTTGGTGGATTAAATAAATTCAGGTCAAGTATACTTGGATTACATGCTGCATTAGAACTTCCACCTACTATTGTATTCCCGATTCTAACTCCAGCTTTCCTTTTCTTAGTAAAAGAAAGACAATTCATTGTAAATCGTGACTATGCTAAGATAGCAAGATTGCATGTAAAGTTATGTACTGGAACTACAGTTGAAGAACTGTTGTATAGCCGAAGAAAACAGTTGTATGATTGTTCTAAGGAAGAAATCTTAGCTTACCTAACAGAACTACATAGTAAGCTAGATGAAAGTTCTTTTATGGTTTCATTTGACGTTGAGACTAGGCAAAATGCACAGGACTGCATCGGTATTGCTTACGAAAAAGACAGAAGTCTTACTATCCCTTTCTCTTATCTTGAAGAAAAAGTAAACTTAACCGATGATAATCTGTTTGGCTACCATCGTGATGCTAAAACAAAGCAAGAAAACCTAATTAAGATTGAACTAGGGGCAAAATACACTGATTACCGCAATTACTGGAGCCTAGATGATGAAGTAGAAATACTACACTTGCTTTGGAAAGTAATGCTACATCCAAACTGCAAACATGTAGGTCAAAACTACTTGTACGACTGCCAATGGTACTACCATGAGTGGAAACTAGGTATAAATTCCTACTGCGATACCATGATACTGCATCATGTACTTTATAACTACATGCCAAAGGACTTAGCCTATCTTGCATCAATTTACTGCGATGATTTTGTATACTGGAAGGATGAGATTGACGTTAAGAACAATGTAATCCGCTGGAAGTATAACGGAAAAGACTGCTGTTATACATTAAGTATAGCTGAGATTACATTACAAATAATGGAACTTCAAAGCCCTAAATTGCAAGAGTTTTATCGGTTCCAGCAGTTTGAAGTAGTACCAAATGTAGTTACGATAATGAACCGCGGTGTTAAAGTAGATATTTACCAGAAAGATTCATTACATTCTCAGTTTGCAGACTTAATGGCTGGTTGTATTGAGAAGATAAACTATATCTTTAACGAAGAAGTTAACTTAAATAGTACGCCACAAGTTAAACGTGCGTTTAAAGACCTACTTGGTATCAAGCCTGTATTAAATCGTAAAACTAAGTCTGAAAGTTTCGGCAGTGATGCCATGCTAGTTTACCTAGATAGTTATCCTGAATGGCGTACATTACTTACACTATTTCTAGAGTACAAAAGTATCAAGGTATTTGTTAAAACATTCCTTTCAGCCAAGGTAGATATTGATGGTAGGATGCGATGTTCTTACAATCCAGCCGGTACTAAGACTTACCGCTTCTCATCTAGGAAAAATGCTTTTGGTAATGGTATGAACCTAGCCAATATACCAAGCAAAGGTAAGATTGACTTACGAGTAGCTTTAGAAGAACTACAAACAGATGAAGAAGCAGAACCAGTACAGTTTAATACTTCAGATGGTGGTGTAGTAGACGTTTCAATTCTCCAATTTGATACAGGAAGTGATATTTATGAAGGCAAACTACAGTTACCGAACTGTAAGAAGATTTTTCTACCATCCAATTCTGATTGGGTATTTTTTGACGGGGATTACTCATCTATTGACTTACATTTTGTAGTTTGGGAATCAGATTGTGCTTTCTTAAAAGATATTATGAAAGCTGGTAAGGATGTTTATTCTATCTTAGCCAGCCACTACTACCAGAAAGAAATTACAAAGAAAGACTACGAACGGCAGATATTTAAATCAGTAGCTCACGGTGCTAATTACTTAGGTAAAGCTCCTACATTGGCTGCTAAAGCTGGCTTATCTATTAGTAACGTAACCAGAGTTCTCCAGTGGTACTTCCACGAGTGTCCAGAAATACCTAATTGGCACAAGCGAATAGAAAGTACAGCTAGAAGTCAACGCTTTGTTGAGAATGTATTTGGTGCTAGATTTTGGGTATTAGATTTTACTGACCCTATGTGGTTGAATAAGATAGTTGCCGCTATTCCTCAAAGTAGTGCTGCTATTCTAGTTAATAAAGCACTTTGCAGTTTAGAAAAGCATGAGCAAGGGAATATTCAAGCATTACTCCAAGTGCATGATTCCATCGCAGGACAGTTTAAGAAAACTGATATTACCGCGGTTGACCGTATCAAGAAGTATATGGAGATTGAGATACCTTATGCAGATAAACTGGTAATACCTGCACAGTTAAAAACAAGTGAATTTAGTTATGGAGATTGTGACTAATGACAATTTTAAAATCAGTTTCAGGAAGTACTTTAAGTTATGACAAGGAAAGTGGAAGGCTAGTTTGTTCTTGTGGTAGCAAATCCTTTCGAGTCTTTTACTCAATCCAAATTAGGCAATGTCATTTATGTTATGAAAGATACCCTATGGATACCACAACAATTAAACATCAACGATAAACTGGAGTTATAAAATGATTGAAAATGGTATAGATATTATATTAACAGAAGATGCGATAAAGTATTCTGTTGAAAATCCGCAGATTGATTTTCGCCCTACAAGAAGTACTAAAGGTAGTGCTGGTTATGATGTTAGAGCATGTATTCCTTTTGAAGTAGTTATTAAAGTAGGCGAGTGTATTAAAATTCCTTTAGGATTTAGGGCGTATGTAGGAAGCCTGCCCTATGTAGGTATGCCAAACACTAGCGTTGCAGCTTTAGCTTTACCTAGAAGTGGTTTAGGTGCAAGGGATGGTATTGTATTAGGAAATTTAGTTGGTTTAATAGACCCTGACTATCAAGAAGAATGGGTATGTGCTATTTGGAATAGAAACTTGAATAAGCCAATAGTAATAGAACCTGGTATGCGTATTGCTCAATGCGTATTCATGCCTGTTTTCTTGCCTGAGTTTGTAGATGTAGAAGAATTTAGTTCTGTATCTGAAAGAATTGGTGGTTTTGGTAGTACTGGAGTAGCATAATGGTTGATTTAGAAAAAGTATTAGAAGAACGTGGCGCAAGATATGGTGAATTTACTGGACACGCTAAAGTAGCACAGACATTTAAAGAAATGTTATTTATTATATCACTTGCACATGATAAAGAACTACCTTGCTATCAGAAAGAAGCCTTAGATATGGTATTCCATAAACTAGGACGCATTATTAACGGCGATAATAATTTCATTGATTCTTGGCGGGATATGGTAGGTTATCTACAACTTGTAGTTAATGAGCTTGAGAAAACAGAAGGTGCTACTGATGTGCGTACACAAAAGCTGGTTGTTAAAAATGGGAAACTTACCAAGGTAAAAGATATTTAGTGTTGTTAGAGTCAAAACTTAAGCTATTAAAGCAGTCGCAAGTTCGTGAATTACACGATAAGTTAGTTGAAGCTGGCATTGCTTTTGAACTAACAGGCAATTACAAAGATGTTTTTAGATTGGCAAAGTATCGTAAAGTAGGTGCTGAACGTAAAATCTATGAATATCTTGAAAATATACCTGCAACAGCATTGCCAGAAATTATAAACATAGTAACGGGATAGAGAATGATGCATATAGTTAGTTTTTCAGGCGGTATGGGTAGCTTTGCAGAAGCCAAAGCATGTGTTGATAAGTATGGTAAAGAGAGTGTTATTTTATTGTTTGCCGATACGTTAATTGAAGATGAAGATTTGTACCGTTTTTTAGACGAAACAGTGAGCTTTTTAGGCGCGAAGTTAATTAGATTAACTGATGGGCGAACCCCATTTGAGGTCTTTAAAGATGTGCGTCACATGGGCAATAGTTTAGTAGACCCATGCAGTAAATTGCTTAAACGTGAACCACTTAATAAGTGGTTCACTTCTAGTTATAAGCCGGAAGAAGCTGAAATGCACTTAGGTATAGACTTTTCAGAACACCATAGGCTGTCTAGGGCACAAAAAAGAATGGCGCCATACGTGTATAGGTCAACTCTTGTTGAGGACGGCAGGATAATAGCTAAAAATTATAGTGAGCAATTTGGAATTAAACGCCCTAGGTTATATGACTGGAAACTTGGGCATAACAATTGTGGGGGCTTTTGTGTTAAGGCTGGGCTTGGGCATTACAAAGCACTGTATGAAGCAAACCTTGACAGGTACAAACTTTTTGAAGCAGAAGAAGCAGAAGTGTACAAAAGCATAGGTAAACAATACCCATTTCTAAAAAAGCAAACATCTGGAATCAGAAGATACATTACTTTAAAAGAATATAGAGAAGAGTTTTTAGAACAAAATAAAGTAACACGCGATGAAGCCACAGAGTACGGTGGCTGCGGATGCGCAATATAAACATAGTAACAGGATAATATAATGTATTTTCAAATCGGGGAAGCCCTACTTAATTCAAAAGAAATTCGTAACATTGCGCTTAAGCAAAATACTATCGAAATTTACTGGCAAGAAAATAAAACAATATATGAATTTGCAAGCAAAGAAGAAGCATCCCAAGACTTCTTCAGAATAGCAGAACTACTAGGTACACGTACATGAAAGTAATCGTATTAGCAGAAGAAGGAATGTCACCTGCTAGAATAGGTCTTAGTTTATCATTTTACGACCACCAAGAAGATTTAAAAACTTGGTGGGGTGTAGAGAAAATTGAAAAAGCAAATAAACGTATGCAAGCCCTAGCTTTTAGAAATGGTGGGCATAATAAGTTTCTTGAAAGCCTACAAGTTTGGGTATTTATTCAAGCTACTAGAGGCTTTTGGCAAGAGTTTGATACCTATCGTGTTGGTATAACTAAACAAAGTGCTTCTACAATGCACACATTAGATAAGCGAGAAGTTACTACTGCTGACTTTGAAGTAGGTACATCTGCTGTAAGTATTGCCGCCTTTAACACTTGCTTGATGCAATATAAAGACCCTGAAAGTGAATACTTTAAGGATATTACCCGTCTTAAAGAGAATCTTCCAGAAGGTTGGCTGCAAGAACGTATAGTTAATACGAACTATAAAGTATTGCAAAACATGGTAGCTCAACGGGAAAAACATAGATATAAGCATTGGCGTACTTTTGTAGAAGAATTAAAACTACAATTAAAATACTCAGAGTTTATATTTCAAGATTAGTTGTCAACTAGGCATGGCTAGGCTCCGAAAATCCATGCAACTCAAGGCTGTCAGCAATGGCAGCCTCTTTTTAACTATAATAAAGGAAAGCTAATGACATTTAAAATGCAAAAAGTATTACATTTGGCGCTTGAACTAGAAAAGAAAAAGCCAAAACTAGACGGTAAATTTATTGTTACCGAAAAAATAGAAGGTTGGTATGTTACATTCTTTTTTAATGCTGCTAAGAATACATGGGAACTGCCTAAAAGTAGTGCAAATAGGGAAATACCAGCTTTTGCTTGGATGGGTACATTACTTGACCAACTTCCCAAACCAAAAGAAGATACCATCTTAATAACAGAAGCCTATATTAAAAACTCCCCATTTCATATTACCAACGGTAGATTTAATCGTAGTGTAGGTGATTGCTACTGTTATGATGTAGTATTCAAGTGCCATGACTTAGTTAAACTTCATACTAACACGCCAGCTTATGTTCGTGGAGTACAATTAAATACTTTTATTTCCGAAATGACTTCCCTTTGCGCTGATTACTTTCAGATGCTGCCAGTTCTACGGAATGACTACTATGACCATGATGAATGGATGCGCTTATTTGATAAAGTAGCTTCTGCTGGTGGTGAAGGTATAGTAGCAAAGCGTAGTGAAGCATATTATTCATTTGGTAAACGTAATGCAGACTTACTTAAGGTAAAACTTGAGTGTACGGTTGATTGTTTAGCAATAGCATTATCTGAAGGTATTGGTGAGAAAGGGTATCCAAGCCTTACACTACTTAGTAAACGTAAAAACGGTACAGTAATATCTACTGTAATCAGCAAACATGCCGACCAAGATGCTTTTAGAGCGGATTCTAGCCTTATTCTAGGTAAAGTAGTTACAATCAAAGGTATGGAAACTTACGAGGACGGGCAAATACGTCAACCAGTATTTTCTTGCGTCAGAAATGATAAACAAGATTGGGATTATGAATAGTTTACAGAGTAAGTTAATAGAACTAAGTGACCCAACCAAAGGTAAAGTTAAATTCCAAGAGGATGAGACTTCATCAGGTATTATAGCTGAAGTTCTTAAGATACCAGCTTGTAAAGTATCGCTTGCTTTGAGTAAATTAAGTAATGCGCCGAAGCCGGTGCGTATTCAAGGTAAAGTTAGGCTTTATTCAATAGATGAAATATCTAATTGGATTAGTAAACTTGGCGGTATACCTAAAGCAAGCGTAACTATCTCCCGTATTAACCAAAACAGACAGTATGGAGTTTCTAAAAAGCTCCGAGTTTCTTCAACAAAGGCAAAATTACTATGGATAACAAAACAATTATCGCAATAGATTTAGAAACAACTTCTTTGCATCCGTCTAATGGGCTTATTCTTGAAGTAGCAGCATACCATCTAGATGACAATCTGGACATAATAGAATCATTCCACGGTATTTTCCGTTCTTATGAGACAACTTACTTTGAAGATGTACCTAGAAACATGCACAATGAGAATAATCTAATAGTAGAATCACTAGCTAGTCGTGAAAGTGTAAATTCTTTGTTGTGTTTTCTGCAAAAGTTTGATAATGTAGTATTCTTAGGCTCCAGCGTGTCGTTTGACAGAGATTGGATTTTGTATAAATTTCCAGAACTTAGGGCTAATATCAGTCACAGAATTATTGATGTAAGCTCTCTTTTATTACTTTTCCCTGATGTTGAAGTACCGCCTAAGTGTACTGCTCATAGAGCTGTCGAGGACATTAACCGAAGCATTGCTATTGCGAGATGCTTTAGAAATCTAATCCAAAGATAGGAACTACTATGAAAACTCCTCTCCTAATCGTCTTACTATTCACCTCACAATTCGTATTTGCTACTTCTAATGCGGAACTAGAATGTGTAGCTAAATCTACTTACCATGAAGCAAGGAATCTTAAACCTAACGATTGGGTTAAAGTAGCTAACGTAGCTTACAATCGAAGCAAATCTTATGAAAAGTATAAGTATGGCGCTAAGAGTAAGCATTTATGCGATATAGTACGAAGCAAAGAGTATTCTACTAGACATAAATTACGCAGTAAGATAGCTGAACCTGAAGTATACAAGGAGATTTTAACTACATTAAAGCGTAGCAACTGGAAAACCTCTACTAATGCCGTTTACTTTGAGACTCGTAAAGGCAAGATGAAGTATTCCCGCTGATATTAAATTGAATTTCATTTCTAATTTCATTTTGGATTTGAAATTCAATTTTGATTTTAATTTTAATTTGGTTTTCAAATGGCAACTTATATTGTAGATACTGAAACAACTGGAGTAGGTAAAAATGACCAAGTAATACAATTTGCTTGGTATAAAATAAGTGATAATGTTAGAGAAGTTATGGATTTTTCTGGCGACTTTAGTACATTAACGCAAAGCAATGAGTATTTTAATCCAAGTGTATCAATACACCCAAAAGCACAAGAAGTACATGGGCTTAGTAAGATAAAGCTACTTACAAAACCACAAGCAACTACTGTACGAATACCCAGCGACCTGACTACGTTAATAGCACATAATGCGCCTTTTGATGTGCGTATGTTAAGTAGAACAGACCCTAGAGTTAGTGAGGTTAATGTTATCTGTACGCAATCCCTTACTAAACGTATTGAAAAAATACGCCAAGCTAAGTTTGATACGGAGAATTATCAACTGACTACTTTATATAAATTCTTCTATCCAGAGGAAAATCCTAAACATAACAACAACTTACATGATGCAGTTAAAGATTGTCAGATGTTATTGCTAGTACTTGTCAAACTTCTAGAGAACTTTCCCTTTCTACATACATTTGACGCTTTATATGATTATTTAAAAACTAAATAACAACCCCGCAACAAGGACGTTGCCCAACT